AGAGATTTTCTACGAAACCAGTTCGGTAGTAAAAAGGACTTTATTCCTATTTGCCATAGGAATATATTCCCATCCAATCTATGAAATTTTAGTTGTTGACACCCGTTGGCGACTATTGTAATTTGCTGACAGGTATTAGCTGCATCCTCAAGTGTCGCGCCTTAAGCTGAGTAGGTTGAGGAAGGGGAGAACCATTACCCTCTTGGAGTCATAACCAAGACTGAAAGAGATGGTGTAGACCTGAGCATGTCGAATATAAAGGCTCATAAATTCTACAGCACATGTGGAAAGAGGTGGAAAATGATTGCATTTTTGATATACATATTCTCGGTCGCCATGATATTATTCGGTAGTTTCGTAACACTGATCGCCAGGGATAGTGAGTCAGCATTTTTTGGCGGAATGATATTATCAACTGGCGTGATAATTCTCATCGGTGTGCTCGGCTACGGCATTGCCTAGCTTTGCCCCCTCCCATAATCCAAAGTCAAAGGCCAAGGTGCACACGGTTGCCGAGGAACGTCCTGAGTATCACAAATGGTACAGTTTGCGTAAATGGCGAAAACAATTGCGACCAACGACACTTCAGCGCGACTTGTGGACTTGTCGGAAATGTGAACGTAATTACGGTCATAAACCGTCAATGCTTGTAGCCGACCACAAGAGACCCCATAAAGGTGTTTGGGCATTGTTCACCGACATAGACAACCTTTGGACATTGTGTAAACCATGTCATGACAGTTGGAAGAAACAACAGGAGAACCGAAGCAATGGTGAATAAATTACCAGCAGCAGTCAAGATATTGCAAGGCACCCATCGCCCATCTCGTGATGCCGAGAACAGTTTACCGGCGACCGAGCTTGCCCCTATCTCCACACCGTTCATCATCGCCCATAGTGATCGTGCTGTACAAATATATTTCGAACTCATCCAGCATTGCACCAACATGAAGATCATCTCACAAGAGGATGATTTTATTCTTGCGTCCCTTGCGTTGCGTATTCATGAAATCGAAGAATGCAACCAGGAACTCAGAGAACAAGGTGGAGCAACATATGCCACCACGACCAAGGATGGTGATATGATGTACCGCACTCATCCAGCGGCAACCAGGCGAAGCGAGGCATTGCGTCATGCTCAGTCGTTGCTCGTCGAGTGTGGTCTAACACCTGTCGCCCGTGCAAAGGTCAGCGCCAAAACTGACGATCCTCAAAACCCGTTTCAGGTGTTCTCATGAGTAGAATTGATAAACTAAGACAGCATGTATGGGACGAACACCCAATGGATGAAATGAATAAAACCACATCGTCCATTCCCATCCCGTTGCTCGGACGATTGATCCTGTCAGCCGGTTACTTCAAATTTCAGGTAACGATGATCAGCATGAACAAAGTACAAGAGAATCACGCCATTGTGGAATTGACCGGACATGTTGTGCCAAAGTGTGCAATATGCAAGATTGACTTGTCTCTAATCAATGGTGTAATCAAGAATGTTCAATTGATACCATTTGGATTGCCAGTGAAGTGAAAGATTATGTAGCAATAGGAAATAAGTATGCCGCCGATGTCGTCGCTGGTAGGATACTGGCATGTCGCCGGATCAAACAGGCTTGTCAACGTCACATCAATGATTTGGAAAAAGCCATTGACCTGTCGTATCCTTTCTACTTCGATAAAGAACGAGCCATAAAATTCTGCCAGTTCATAGAGTTGATGCCACACATCAAGGGTAAATGGGCAAGGGATGGCTCCACCATTGATTTGGAACCGTGGCAATGCTTTAAAACCATTTGCATCACCGGTTGGTTGGAAAAGGCCACAGACCTAAGACGATTTCGCCGAGTGTTCATATTGGAACCAAGGAAGAATGCGAAATCAACATGGGCTGCTGCTCTTGGTCTGGCGATGCTCACCATTGACAACGAGTATGGTGCTGAAATCTACTCAGGAGCCACCACAGAGAAGCAAGCATGGGAAGTGTTCAAACCCGCTCGACTAATGGCGCTGAAGGCTAAGGGCTTTAAGGAACGCTTTGGTGTGCAAGTTAACGCGCAGAGTTTGTCCCGTATTCAAGATGGAGCAAAATTCGAACCATTGATCGGTAAACCTGGCGATGGTTCTAGCCCCTCGTGTGCGATCATTGATGAGTATCACGAGCACGAGACTGACCAAATGGTTGACACCATGGAAACAGGTATGGGCGCACGCGAGCAACCATTACTGCTCATCATCACGACAGCCGGTGATAACATCGCTGGTCCGTGTTATGCTTACCAGAAACAGGCAGAGAAAACGCTTGACGGAACCATCAACGATGATCGTCTGTTCACTCTGATCTACACCGTGGACGAGAAAACCAAATGGGATAGTGTTGACGCGCTTCGCATGGCTAATCCGAATATGGGTGTATCCGTTGGCGAGGAATACCTGATAGATCAGCAGAAGAAAGCTATAAACGACCCTCGTAAAATCGGCATATTCAAAACCAAACACTTGAACATTTGGGTCCAGGCGAAAAATGCATACTTTAACGTACAAAGGTGGCAACAAATCGCAATTCCCGATCTAAAACTGGAACAATTCCATAACGAACCGGTTGTAATTTCATTGGATTTGGCCTCTAAATATGACATCGCGGCCAAGGATTATTTGTTCAAATTGGACGAATGCTCGCTCGAAAACGAGACTGTTCAGGATTTGATCTGTAAAGGGTTCGAATATGCTCAATTTGGTGTCTCATATCTACCGGAGGAAACAGTCGAGCAACCAGAGAACGAACATTATCAAGGTTGGCGCGAGGAAGGATTACTCGTCGTTACAGAGGGTGAGGCCGTGGATTATCTGAAAATCAAGGATGATATCATTGAGGATCGCAAATATTTCGATGTCAAAGAGATTGCTTTCGACGAATGGCAAGCACGAATGAAGATGTCAGAATTGATGGAGCTAGGATTCAATTGCGTACAGGTTGGACAGACCGTTAAAAACATGTCCGAACCTATGAAAGAGTTAGATGCCATGATCCGTAGAAAGGCTATTGCACATAATGGTAATCCAGTATATACGTGGCAATTATCCTGTGTTCTTGGCAAGCATGACTTCAAAGACAACGTGTTCCCTAATAAGGATAAGAACCATAGTCAGAACAAGATTGACAATCCCGTTGCAACAATGATGTCAATGGCTCGGTGGTTGGTGCAAGAGGAAGAAAGAAGTATATCCGATATGTTATCAAATCCAATTATGGCAGGTGTTGAATGAGCTTATTAACGGACATTAGACGATGGGCGGTCAAGAGCCTGACCGTCAAAGATGAAGAATGGATCAGGGATTTTTACGGCACCGGTAACGCTGCTGAGGAAAATGTAACCGATGCTCGCGCAATGCAGCTTTCTGCGTTCTTTGCCTGTGTTCGAATCATTGCTCAAACCATCGCGTCAACATCGCTGATGTGTTACAAATATGACGAAACAGGTAATGCACTGAAGAACAAGAAATTCAGGCTGTACACTACACTATCCGTTCGACCAAACACTGCTGATACGGCTTTTATATTCTGGCAAACGATGGTTGCCTGGTTGCTGATTCGCGGTGACGCTTATGCTCTGAAACTGTTCAACACGAGTGGTCAACTGATCGGACTGAAGGCACTACCGGCAAACGATGTCGTGGTGAAACGATCCGGTTTTGTTCTGACATATGTTCACCAGGATAACGAGACCAACACGGCCAGAACATACACGCAGGACAGCATATTCCATATCAAGGGGTTTGGTGTCGGTGGTGACAATGGTTTGTCCGTTATTGAATACGGCACCCAAACTTTCGGTAGTGCAATTGCTGCTGATAATGCGTCCGGTAAATTGTTTGCACAGGGTTTGTCCGCTTCAGGTGTCCTGAGTACGGACAAAGATGTAAAGATCACACCTGAGCAGCGCAAAGACATGCAGGACTTGCTCACCAAGTTCCGTGGATCAAAGAATGCCGGTAAAGTAATGGTGCTCGAAGGTGGTATGAAATTCAGCGAAATTTCTATGAAACCACAGGATGCACAACTACTGGAAACTCGTCGTTTCAACATTGAAGAAATATGCCGCTGGTTCAACACACCACCTATCATCATCGGTCACTCGTCCGAGGGTCAAACCATGTGGGGTTCAGGTGTAGAGCAGATCATGATCGCATGGTTGACACTATGTCTTAATCCGATTATGACCAATATTGAAACATCTATCAAAAAGGACTTGCTTTCAGATAGTGAACGAGATAATTATTATTTTGAATTTATCAGGGAAGGTCTACTACAGGCTGATCTTGATTCTAAGATTAAATACTTGGGAGACAGTGTTGAAAAAGGCATAATGACACGAGATGAGGCGCGAGGCACCCTGAACCTACCAGCGATGGGTGGCAATGCAGCCAAACTAACAGCGCAATCCGCGCACATGCCATTGGATAAATTAGGAATTGATAAAGATGAAGTTCAAAAACAACCTTGATGTAAAAGTTAATGATTTCCCTCTTGAATTAAAGGAAGTCGGGGATGATGGTACTTTTGAAGGATACGGCTCTATTTTCGGCAATGTCGACCAGGGTGACGATATCGTAGCAAAGGGCGCGTTCAAGGAAACACTTCTGACCAATTCAAAATCTAACCGGTCAATTCCAATTCTTTGGCAACATCGGCCTGGTGAACCAATCGGTTTCTTCACTGAGGTGACTGAGGACGAAAAAGGATTACGCGTAAAAGGACAACTGTTGATCGACAGTGTTCAGCGAGCAAAGGAAACGTTCGCACTACTAAAAGCTGGTGTCGTAACCGGTTTGAGTATTGGATACCGCACAGTTAAGTCCCGGATGGACGAGGACACGGGTGTCCGTACATTGATTACGCTCAATCTGAAGGAAATCTCTTTCGTGACATTTCCGATGAATGACGATGCACGAACTGACACCATGAAGATGAAGTTGGCACATGGTGGTCTACCAACAGTAAGAGAATTTGAGGCTGTTCTAAGGGAATTAGGATTGTCGAAACAGCAAGCCACACTGGCAGCCAGTAAAGGCTTTGCTGCTGTACTTCAGAGGGATTCTGGGGTTGACCCAATGGCGCAACTCGGCGATGGTTTGAAAGAACTATTGGCAAAACTATAAACCCGTATCTCTGAAAGGATAAACAAATGGGCAAGCACGTTAAACTGAATAAACCAGGTCTTGAGTATAAGGAATCAAGTGCATCACTTGATCCTGAAATCAAGACACTATTAGACAGCTTCGCAACTAAGCTGGACGCAATGAAAGAAGCTGGCGAGGAAGCTCTTGGTAAAGCCGAGAAAAACGAAACCCTCACAGCATCATTCAAGCAAAAAACCGACGAAGCGATTACTGAGTTCAATGAAGTGAAAACCACACTGGATGCCGTTGAATTGAAGCTTGCCGAAATCGTTGCATCTGCTGGCGAAGGTGGTGATCCTGAAGAAATGAAATCTTTTGGTCAACGCTTTGTCGAAGTCGAAGGTCGTGATAGTGAATTGAAAAATATGGTCGGTGATCGCAACGCAACGTTGTCCATGGACTTTAAAGCCTCAATCACTTCTGCAACTTCGGACACTGCTGGTGCTGCTGGTGATCTGGTCACAACAACTCGTTTACCTGGTATCATTGGTATCCCAGACCGTGCATTGACTATTCGCGATTTGATCGCACCTGGTCGCATGGATGGTAACTCACTTGAGTATGTTGTTGAAACTGGTTTCACCAACAATGCTGCTGGCGTTGCCGAAGGTGGTCTAAAGCCTCAGTCCGATCTGAAGTTCGACATTGTGACCGAATCTGCAAAGGTTATCGCTCACACCATGAAAGCTTCACGTCAGATTTTGGATGACGCAAGCGCACTTCGTTCTTACATCGACTATCGTTTGATGTTCGGTCTGAAGTTCAAAGAGGAAAACCAACTGTTGAATGGCGATGGTACAGGACAAAACCTTAACGGTATTATCCCACAGGCTACAGCATATGTTGCGAATACCAGCATCACTGTGACTGCATCACAAATCTTCGACACAATGCGTTTGGCGATCCTTCAAGCTGCTCTTGCTGAGTTCCCCGCCAATGGCATGGTTCTTAACCCAATTGATTGGGCACGCGCAGAGTTGACTAAGAATGCCGAAAACGAATACATTGTGGGCAATCCACAAGGTAACGCAAACCCAACTGCATGGGGTATCCCTGTCGTGGCGACACAAGCCATGGCTGTTGATAAGTTCCTTACAGGTGGTTTCAACATGGGCGCACAAGTCTTTGATCGCTGGTTGGCACGCATTGAGCTTGCTACACAGAACGAAGATGATTTTGTGAAGAACATGGTTACCATTCTTTGCGAAGAACGCCTGTTGCTCGCTGTGACACGCCCTGAAGCGTTTGTTTACGGTGACTTTGGTTTCGTTGCATAAGAACGGTTGACTGATATCAAGGGCGGTTGGAATATGCCGCCCTTTTTACCAATCAACCAGGAAGGACTAAAAATGAAAAATCTATATGTAGCAGTACGCGAGCACTCGAACGGCGATAAATACTTTCGCCGAGGCGATCCCCGTGTAGTTGAATCACCACGCGATGTTAAAATCCTTGTTCGTAAAAAACTCATTATCGAATGGCCTGAAAAACTTGGTGATCCAAAGGACATCAGTGAAGCACAGAAAATATGTGATCAAATCCGTGCCGAGACACAAGCCAAGTTGAATGCTAAGATTGCGTCTAACATTGCAGACGAAGCAGCAGAACGTGCCGAAGTCGCTGCAACGAACGCTGATGCTGTAATCGCAAGCGTTGCTGAAGCTGCGAAAGATGCCGAAAAGTTAGCGAAGAAAGCAGCTAAGGACGCAGAGACAGCCAAAAAGGCTGCTGAAGAATTGGCTAACAAAAACGCCGGTTCTACTGAAGAAAACAAGCAAGCAACACTCCCAGGTGTTAAATAAGGGACCGAACATATGCATGGACCATTGAAGCTCCACACTGCACCGAACGACAGTGTGGGGGTTGTCACATTAGATGAGGTCAAGTCCCATTGTCGTGTACCATTTTCGGATCACGACAACGAGCTAGAATCATATTTGTCAACGGCGATTTCCGATCTTGATGGATATTACGGTCAACTACACCGGTGCCTGGTTACACAGGTGTGGGAAGAACTTCAGGTTGGTCTGTGCAAGCGTTTACAAGCACCATTCAACGATATCCAGTCCGCACAGGTTTATTACACCGATGCGGACGGAAACGAACAAGAGATTACGACATCCAACTTTAAGGTGAATAACGCGATAATCCGGTTTAGTGACGATTACACTTTCCCCGATCTATTCGTTGACACCGATTACCCTGTCCGCATTCTGTGGACTTGTGGCTTTGGTGATGACGCAGTGGATGTACCAGATAAGTTGAAACTGGCTATCAAAATGTTAGTTGCTCACTGGTATGAAAATCGTGAGGCCGCTGTACCAAATGAGCGCCGTGTTCAGTACGATTTACTTCCGCTCGGAGTTCAATATCTATTATCGCAATATCGGGTTTACAGATGAGTGCCGGTTACACAAATAAGGTTGTCACATTTCAGCGCCGAACAAAGGTGCCGAGTGACACAGGTGCGTCCAATTACACATACGCCGATATACATGTCGATCTGACACGGTGCCCCTGTGGGTATCGTCCTGAACGCAGTTGGGAAAGAACCGAACAGGATAAACAGGAATCAGCCACCATGGGCGTGCTGCGTGTACGATCCTGCATCGCAACGCGAGCATTGGAACCCGATGACATCGCTGTTATTCATTTCGGTGAAGGATCAGATCGAGATGCGGTCAACACAATTGTGGCAATGGAAAACAGAGACCGTAATGACAAATGGTTGTATATCACAGTGTCAACCGGTGAGGTCGTACAGTAATGGCTAAGGCCAAAGTGTACGGTGTTGCTGAACTTCGCAAAGCACTCGTTGGTGATTTCCCAAAGAAACTGCGAAATAATCTTGTAGCACAAATGGAGAAATCAGCCAACGCATTGGTCAATGATCTTAAAGCACGCGCACCGGTTTACACTGGAAATCAAACCGTTCGGAAATGGAAAGGCAAAGAATACCCCATCATCAAGGGTGCTCTGAGAGACAGTATCGGTTGGACATGGGGTGATGCACCAGATGGAGCCATGGTGCTCGGATCGGGACCGGACAACGAAGGTATGAAAATTACAATATATGCCGGTGGTGGACCACTTGACGTGTTCTATCATAGATGGGTAGAGTTCGGAACGGCTGATTGGGCTGGCAGCCCGTTCTTCTTTGGCACGTATCGTGATCATAAGCGCCGGATCAAAAGTGGTATCACCAGGCAACTGAAAAAGACAATCAAGGAAGCAATGGCATGAAACGAGCACCAGAAGATGAAATCCAAGCGTTCATTCGCACACGCTTAATTGACGTGCTCGATCCTGGTACAGCGACAGAGGTTGTTGATTCGCAGGACACCAGCAGCTTCAATGATGTGCATGATCGTATCGTTGATAACGTCCCAGATAATTCACTGTTCCCGTACATCCGATTCGGTCAACATGTTGTCGATATAGACGATGCCGACTGCGTGGACTTATCAATTCACACCATTCGATTACAGGTTTTCTCTGAGGCCGGTGGTAAATCAGAGTGCAAATTGATCTGTCACCTCATCAAAAAAGCTCTACATGAGTACGCGGGAGAAATGACAGATAATGGGTTGTCAACTATTTATGTTGGTGCTATAGAATACACAGACGAGCCGGATGGTCGCCGCGTTCAAGGTGTTATCAGACTGGAAGCTCACATTGAAGATTTGACGGAGTAGGTTATGAAAATCATAGTGACGCACAAGTTCAATTTCGATCACAGACCAGAACACTCGTTCTGTACGACTTTGAATGTGTCACCGGACCCTCAGACCGTCAAAAGTAATGTAGGTGAGGCTGCAATCTCCAAAGGTTGTGCTCATAAATTTAAACCAAAGGTAAAGGATACCCAAAATGGCGAAAGCATCAACAGCAACGTATGATAAACTCGTATTGGAACTTGAATTGGTTGCTGATACTTGGACAACCATTTGCGGTCTAAAAGGCGCAACTGTAAATCGTACCAAGAATATTGACTCGGACGAGACACCCGATTGCGCGAGCGAATCAGCAGCATGGACTGTTGACAAAAGTGTCCGATCCATTGAGGTGACAATTGATGGTCGCATGGCCTGGTCCGCTGAGTCACACCAGACAATCATGGATTGGTTCTATGGAACCGGTGGTCAGAAAGAAATCAACACCCGTGTGCGAAACCTTGCTGTTGAAACTGGCGCTGTGTCAGGTGAGACTTTCAGCGAGGAAGGTCCGGCACTTCTTACTGCTCTTTCGAATGAGAAAGAAAAAGGCAAGAACATCTCAGCCGATGTCACAATCGAATTTGTATCTTTGCCAACTCTTACCAATAACACATAATCATGAACGGTGAGACATTTGTTTGGGCCGGTGGTAAACACCGGTTCTTTCTCCACATCGGTCAACTAAGAGCGTTAGAGCAAGCCTGTGACGCCGGACCCATGCACATCTTTATGCGGATAACAGCTCAACAGTGGATGGTCGATGATATCATCGAAACCATTATATTGGGATTAGTGGGTGGCGAGGGTATGACTGAGTGTGATGCTCGATCCTTGGTCACCCGTGTAATAGAGAAAGAGAACCCTGGCAGGCTGGCAGAACATGTATCGCTTGCTCTTGAAATCATCCGTGTATCAATCCTCATGATTGAAACCGACGATACAGGGGATGAGACTGACACCGTGGGAAAGCCGACAGCGGGGAACGACTCCGCGAAAAATGGGACTTCAGATCAATCTACAAATCAGGTGTACCATTCAACCTTGCCCCTCGCCAAATAGACAATATGAGCTTTCAAGAGTTCTTGGATTATGATACAACTTGGAAAATGATTAACGGTGTTGAAAAACCTGTCGATGATTTTACAGATAACGAACTCAAGGAACTAGGCGTGGAAGGTTTCTAAATGGTACAAGGTTTAAACGTAGACATCGGTGTCCGATTTGCTCGTCTTGAACGAGACTTGGCAAAAGTTGTAAACAAGTCAGCCGATGCAGCCGGTCAGATGGGCAAGAAATTCGAAACCTCTAACGTTGGTGTGCAGAGACAATTCAAGCGATCTGGTTTCGCCGTTGCCAACTTGTCAGCGCAGTTAAACGATATTGGCGTGTCCTTGGCCGGTGGTCAATCACCATTCCAGGTCATGATCCAACAGGGTACACAGGTTTCCCAAATCTTCCAGCAGACCGGTGGTGACATGAAGGGTTTCACTGAGTTGTTGAAAGGTGCAGTTATTGGTTCCATAAACCCGTTCTCATTAGCCACATTTGCTATCATTGGTTTTGGTGGTGCGATCCTTCAGTGGTTCACCAGGACTGACGGTGCGTCCAAGGATACAGCCGATTCGATAAAGGAACTTGAGACCGCGATCAAAGACTATGAAAGCACGTCGAAGGATGCAACACAGACGAGTGAGGAATTAGCTGAAAAATTCGGAGTTGCATCTGATGAAGCTCGCAAGCTGTTGGAAATCAACCAACAGCTTGCGCAAGTCAACGCGCTTGACAAACTCAGTGCGACCCTGAAGTCAATCGGTACTGACGCTGATTCGTTTTTCTCTTTAACGCAGAACATCGCTAGTATCCGCAAGGAAATTGATGCTATTCGTGCAGCTAAGGAACAACTATCGAACCCATTCAGCACCTCATTCCTTGACAATAGAGCTGTGCTGGCGGTGAGTAATTTAGCGCGTAAATTCGGT